GTGCTGGTGCGGTGATGGGTGGAGGTGGTCAGCAAGTTGGTGGCTTCGGACAGCTTGCGGGTGCTAACATTGCGGCTAATGATAGTAATGGTGGATTGGGTGGTAACAATACGGTTTCTGCTTTGCCTGTTGCTCAAGGCGCGGCAAATAATGGAAAAAACACCACTGTTAATCGTAATGCATTAGAGTCTAGTTCTGAAAATCTAAACGATGTTGAGCGTGAGTTAGTACAGATTAAAGAAGAACTCAAAGAGATCAATGCAAAGACTGTTCCTCCAGAGACATTTCAAAAAGCAGGCAATGCTGATGAAGGCTCGATAAAGGATATGTTCAGTCTGGGCAAGGATGGTTCCAAGAAAAAGAAAGCTATGGTAGGTGGTCTACAGGGTGCCGCTGGAATGGCGGCACTGGTTGCTGGAATGGCAATGATGAACAAGGCTCAAGGTGAAACCAATACGATACTTGCCGAGAATAAAGATGAGAACGGTCGGTTAGTTAACAAGGATAAAAGCGAAATCGATTTCTTCGGACAAAATTCTGGAGATTCTGGAGATGTGGAGAGCGAGGGGATTGTAGGGTTAGCAGAAGGTGTGGGTGGATCCATGAAGGATAACCTAGGTGAGATGCAAACTGTATCAGCCCTTACCAAACCCAAGACCTTGATGGGTAGGGTTCTAAATGCTGCCGGGCAAGCCATCGCGCCCGCGGCGAATGCTATTGATGGGGGTGTGACTGTTGGTAAGACAGGTAGAGTGGTGACTGGACTCGAGGCTGTAAAGAATACCGTATTAAGTAATACCGGTCGCGGAATTAATTCCGCTGGCAATGTCTATAGTCTAACCGGCGCCACTGGAAAAGTATCACAAGTTGTACCCAAAGGTAAAGTGGCAGCGGCTGTAGCAAAGATAGTAGCCGCAAAAGCCGCGCAGGGGGTGATGAAGGCAATTCCTGTTGTGGGCACAGTATTCGGAATAGGTTCTTCTTTGTGGAGAACGATCAAGGGAGATTTTCTTGGCGCTGGTCTCGACCTGGCTGGTGCGGTCGCATCCTTAGCTCCTGGTATAGGAACAGCGGCTGCAATGACTACAATGTCAGTCAATCTATCAAGAGATGTATATGAAAGTATATACGGCAATTTTCCAGCGGAGGAGCCTGACGTAAAAGACGCTGAAGGTAACGTAATTCAATCTGGAGAAAGTGTTGCCGCTGGGCGTATGCGTGATATTGGGGCTGAGATGGCAAAACAACTTGGTGAATGGGCTAGTAGTTTGAGTGAAGGTGATGCTGCCGCGATACCTGTAGGTGATGCTGATGAAACAATAACGATAGACGGTGTTGGCGGAGATACAAGTATTGATTCAAGTGTAACGGGAAGCGGCGGTAACTCACCTTCGCCCATTGACGCGACTAGTAACTCTTCAGCAAGTGGTGGGGGTAGAATGGGCAGATCGAGAGCTATGGCAAGAGCGAGACAACAATCTGAACTTGATTCCCAGACAGGTGCTGTTAATGATACTAGTGCTGGTTCTGGTGGAGGTGCGCCAATTATTATTCAGTCAGGTGGTGCACCAGTCGCTCCAGTTGTTAGTGTCGCTCCACCTGTTGTTAATGTTATCACGGGTGATGAGATGAAATCTGCCGCAATGGGTTCAGCAAGATTTTCTAACGGAGCTTAGACTGAATATATCCATCTATATGCTGTAGTATGTGGTCAGTCTTTCTCTCCATGTACTCCATCTCACTGAAGTCTTTCCATTGTACGCTAGGGTCAATAAAGAACTTATCGTACATGAATGGATCAATGATGTTTCTCACCTTAGCTTGACTCCACTCTTCCGCACAAAACTTCATTACTTGATGCAGATTAAGATTATCATTCTCCCAGTTAAGATAGTATCCTGAGTCTCTTACATAATGATACAACTTCTGGAAGTATGGATTAACACTCTTAGCCCAATCAATATCATCCACGTGTGATTCAGCGCGTCTGTATCCGAACTTTCTCCAATCTTTGTCCATGACTGAGTTGTGATTCAGTGTCTTGACATTATTCTCTAAGTCTTTAATCATCAATACATTCATGTGAAAGCTATTATGCGACCAGTTCTCTTCTAGCCATTTCTTAGTGCTTCTCAGTGTGTCCATTGTCTCATGGGGCAGACCTGCAATCAGAGAGATGTGTCCCTTGTAGAATCCAGCATTCTTTCTGAAGTACTCATCCACTTGAATCAACCCATCTTGAATGCGCCCACTGTTCATACCCTTGCCAATAGACTTAGCAGAAGGTTGATGCATAGACTCCACACCATAGAAGTGCGAGGTGATACCCATTGTAATGAGATTGTCCCAGTCTTGTATTCTAGATACCATTAAGTCTGCTCTAATATAAGCAGTCATCGTAGGCTGAAAGGGGAGCTTCTTAATTACATTGGCGTACTTGGCAATCTTGTCACTTGAGTCATTGAATGTCTCGTCCAACACCATGTAATGAGTGGTGCCCCATTTATCATAGTTCTCTGACATCTCATCATATAACTTCTGCTCTGAGGAGGTGTGATCATCTTTCACACCCAGAATAGGAAAACTACAGAAGGAGCATTTGAATTTGCATCCTCTTGCCATCTCTAATAATAATATTTCTCTTTCTGCTATATAGTCTCTAGCCTCGTAGTGGACGCTCAGGTCCGACTTCGGATATGCGCGATAGTCAGTGTATGCATCTATAAGGCGGTCTTTGTGCCTCGGCTCTGGAGAGCCTTGGAAGTGGTCAATTAGTGCTAATATAGCATACTCTCCGTACCCATAAATGTACCAATCTACTGGCAAGTCTTTCATTGTTTCGTTCTGACTGCCGCATACGATTGGGATGTTTGGGTAGGTTTTTTTGAGCCAGTGGACAAACTCAATAACAGTAGGAGTGCTAATTGCAAATGTGGAGCTAAAGCCAAAGAAGAGTAATTCTTTCGTTACTCTTTTCTGTGTGAATTCTTGGAGTTGTGGAAGTGACCAGCGATGGATGTAATCTAGTACTTCAACATCGTAATCATTTTGTCGCAGGAACGTGGCAATTTTATGTGCACCAGAAGATCGGCGAATACTAACCGCTGATGGATCACCACCCAAATCTTCTAATAAGCCACCAAATATAATACTATGCATTAGATTCCAAGTTGTACTTAAATCCTTATAAAAAAAGGAGGGAAGAGTTTCCCCTCCCCTCCTAAAGCATCACACTAGAGGTTAGTCTTCAGCGAGTTTTGAAAAGTATGACATAGCATCGTCATCATCCGTACTAGAAGATACCGTTACTGTGGAATCGACTGGCTTATTCTTAGACACAAAGATATCATCTTCTACGTCTCCCGTTTGAGCCGAGGCTGCAGCCGGGACAGATTTGCCACCGAGTACCATAGTAAGTTTGGTCTTCAGTTCGTCATATGACTTGAAGTTCTTTGGATCCACCATTTCTGATAGAGAGTGTTGCTGTTTCCAAATTGCTTCAATTGCTTCATCACCTTCTGCGACTGCTACTGGCGTTTGTTCAAACTCTGACTTGTCGTAGTTGCGATAACCTTCAACTTGACGAATCTTGAGTTTAAAGTTTACACCATCCCAGAAATCAAAAGGATTTAGAGGAGTCTCATCCTGAAACTCTGGCTTCATTGCTTCCATAATCTTATCAAAGATTTTCTTACCAAACTTGTACATGAAAACTTTACCTTCATTTTCAGGTGCAGATGGATCTTGGACAATCATGATGTTGGCGTAATAAGCAAGCCTACGTTTTTGCTTCCGAGCAATCTCTTTGCTTGCATCAGAACCACTGTTCCACAATTCGCTGTTCAGTTCAGAAACAGGATCTTGCTGTTGAAGAGTGGTCAGTGAGTTTTCAATGTACCACTTTCCAGTGGGTCCTTGAAAGCCGTGATTCCACATGCGTACCCAAGGCAAATCTTCTCCTTGAGGTGCTGGAAGGAATCGAATAACAGCGTAGCCGTTACCCGCAGTATCGACAGTGGGCTTCCAAATATTACCATCGTCTTTATTAGACTGGTTAGTATTTGTGTTCATCTTCTCTACTTCTTTCATTAGAGAGTCAAAGTTACCACGTGCAGATCGTAGGTCAGAAAGGTTACTAAAAGACATATTTATTTCTCCGTATATGCGTTGTATTGGGTTTTATTGCGATGTATTTGCGAAGTATGGTTTGTATTTGTATCATAATAAAAGTCATCTTCATCATACAAGTAATCATTATATAGTATATGCTTGTACTTGTCAAGAGGTGTTTTTAATTCACTATCAACTTTCCTAACACGGCGCTCATCACTCACATTTCTATGACTGCGCTTTTTCTTGCTCATTAGAACTCTACATCCTTATTTATAATGGTTTCAAGAGGTGTTATAACGGACTTCATCTTGTCTGTTATTCTTATAAACGGTCGATACTTCTTAATGATCAAACATAGGTCATCCATAAAAATATCTTCCGAGTTAGAATCTGCGTAGTTAAAACTTTTATCAAGTATCACTAATGATTCTATAGTAACTATATTAGCAAAATAAAGCCTGAATGTCAAGGGGTGTTGAGAGTTTTTTGCATAAAAAGGATTAGATATATTATGCTTCTCCATCTCCAGTAGTATCTTATCTACGTCTTGTTCAAAGATGTACTCTCTCTTAGCCTTCCTTTGAAGCCAGGCTTTATATCGCTTGCCAGCTTCAGCATCAAACAGTCCTCCCCATTTCTCACCAGATACAAAGTTAGCTACAAGAAAGTCTATCATCTCAGCCCGTTTGTAATCTCTAGCCAATTTACGAATCGATATCAAGTCTCTTCTTTTCAGAAAGGTTTCTCTCTTCACTTTAACAGCACCTTTTGTTTTGGTGATGTCATAATCTTTCTTGGTGAAGTGTAGTTTCAGAGCAAGATATAATTTGTAAAGTTCAAACGGATCGATCATATGGGTAGCTTGCCGCCTTTAGCTCCTTTCAGCATATTGAGTTCTTCAGCTTCATTCTTTATTTTATCTTTCAAGGATACTGACAGTAGTTTCTTAACACTTTCAATTTCAATGTCTCGCTTCTCACAGTAATCAACGACAGCATCGATATAGCTATTGGTTATATTAGCCATCTTCTCAATGTGTTGTGAAAAATCATTTGATGTTCTGAACTCTTTTGTTATAAGAGATACGTCCGACATGGTAGGCGTGTCGCTTAAATCATTATCAACTACTTTGTGCATCTAGTTTATATCCTTTTGGTTTTTGAGATACTCCAACGACTCGTTAAAGTCTTGCTTCCATGAAGTAATATATTGTATGACATCAAACGAACATGGTGAATAGGGTGTCTTACACAACGTGTCTTCTGCTTCCCCACTACGATTAAACTCATGTATGAATTTGTGATCAAATGCGGTAGCTACTTCCATTATAGAACGTGGTGAGCCTGTCCCCAGATGGGCGTGTTTTACTTTTCTTTCAGTATTAAGTAACATAGTGATGCTATCAATAACATCATCAACGTGGGTAAAATCTCTCGTCTTTCTCCCACTGCCAAATATTCTCAATGGTTCTCCTGCAACGATTGCTTTCTTGAAACAGCGAATAACAGTACTGTGTTCTCCATAATCTGCTTCTCTTGGTCCGTATACATTGTAGAAGTACATCAGATTATATTTTAAATTGTATATCTTCTCGTACATCTGTAGAATATCTTCACTGGCAGATTTACCCAATGTGTACGGGTTAGATAGTTTGTCTGAGTATATTGTACTAGAAGATGTCGCAAAATACAAGCGGCAATCTAACTTTCTTGCCCAGTCTGCAACATGTATTGTTGGATCAATGTTATTACGCAATGCTAAAATAGGTTGTTCTAAGGCTAATCGAATTCTAGGCGTGTTTGCTAGATGTACAATGGCATCAAAGTCTCCTTCTGGGAGAATTGCATCACACACATCTTTCTTGATATACATCACATTAGGACTTTCACAGATCCATTTGCCAGATCGCATGTCATCTATTACTAGAATATTGTGACCCATAATCAATAGAGTATCGACAAGATGTGAACCAATAAATCCACATCCGCCGGTGACTATAATATTCAAGAACTACTCTCTGTAAAAAACATGATCATCAATACTCGTTGTCTTGTTATAAGCTATCGCCCAATATGGCTCAACGTAATCCGCATGGTAGTAAACAGCACCACCAGTATTATCTATATGGTTATCCAACAACACTTCAAATGCTAGTCCCAGAAGACGGATGTACTCAACTTCATTATGTACTTTGTCAGATTTACCATCACAATACCAACTAAACTGACAACGGTGTCTAATGGGTACTAACTTGTTCTTATGTTCTTTCCACCATTCTGAATGTTGTGCTTGATATACAACATCACAAATATTATCTGGAAAGTTACTACTTCTTACTCTATTCAATGTGACAAAAGCAACTGCTATCTGACCGGCGTCTGATTCACCCCTAGCCTCAAAGTAAATATTAGTAGCTAGGCAATGTGCATCTGACATAGTACTTTCGACAATACTATTATTATAATCTACTTCATCAATGGTATCAAAGATTTCTTTAAGTGGATCAGTTTCTTCCACTGCTTCTGTTTCTATTATATCAGGCGTATCGAATGCCTGAACTAGGTTTAATGTTGTATAACTGGCAAGTATAAAAAACATTGCCGTATATACTAACTTCTCTCGTAGTAATAACATACAGTATCCTTCCTACATTGTGGTGGGACCGTTTGATTATAAGGTGGTTCCCATGCCTCAACTAACCTATGCGGCTAGTGCAAAAACTTCATCGTTTGCATTTATGGTTTTGCTTCTCCGTCCGGGGATCGCCCAAACCTCAAGGTCTTTAGCATTGACCTATTCTCCGCTAGCCATTCAGTCGCATGTCGATCACCAATTCAGCCCCATTAAAAAGTACACTGCTACTCTAAGCCGGTTACGAGTATTGAAATCAGATAACACGTTTTACCGTTGATCTGCTCTGCTTTCACAGTGTACTTATTGGTGGAGCCGTCGGGATTCGAACCCGAGTCCATACTTCTTATAACGCTAACATCATCGAATCTAGTATTTATAATAGCAGAAAGAGTGTGTGTTGTCAAGTGGTTTAATCACTTTCGCCATTATCAAACATTCGTTTTGTTTCTAGTAGGTGCGGAACATAGTTGTCGCGCTTCTCAATGAATATCTGGGGCGAGTCACCATCAACTGCAATAAGAACTACAGTTCGGTTGATAGCAATGCCAGTCATCTCTTCATACATGATAGCATATGCGGCACACTGTGCAAAGTAGTTGGATATCTGAGAGTGATATTTCACCCTCTTTGATGTCTTGAAGTCTATGACCGATAGCTTGCCATCAAACTCTGCAATAGCATCGCATTGACCTGCCATTCCTAGATGATTGCTAAAGAGATATGGTTCAACTGCATGGATATTGTCGATTCGCTCGACAATGGGGCAGAATGTGTTCCAGGTGTCTCTATCCAGCATGGACAGCTCTGGAAGTTCTTTGTTGTTAAGATAGTCTTCACATAACCCGTGAATTCTGGTACCGCGCGTGGACGCTTTCTTAGATATCTTATCAGCTTCCACAGCACCGACTCGTTGTCGCCACTTTTGAATGCCCGCTTTACCGCGAACAGATAGGACAGAGGTGACAGATGGATATCTCTCTCCACTCTCTGTGAGATACATGCGCTTACCGTCAATATTCTTTCTGGTTAAAGCGGGTAGATTTGGTAGTTCAATGTGTGTAAATTTCTTCATAATGTAATATATAACTCTTAGTTCTCGATTTCTTTAGTTATATTATACTACTAAACCCACCCAATGTCAACCTCTTTGTTAGATTATTATGTTATAAGAATATACTAGTTTATGCGCCATATTGGTCTTCATACCGCATTCTGGCAAGAATATACTCCCTGACGAACTTACTTCTAACTATGTCCTCTGGTCCAAACTCGTGAATTTTGAAGGATTTCATGTCTTCTGCTATGACCATGAACTTCTGCAATCCGGACTTATCGTTTGCTCGATATAAGTCGGACTGTCTGAAGTCTCCGCACATCAATAATTTGCTACCTTCTCCCAATCTAGTCAATACAGAATTCATTTCCATGTCATTCATATTCTGACATTCATCAACTACGACAATGGCTTTATCCAGTGTGATGCCACGGACGTATGACGTTATCATCCATTCCACGGAATTTTGATCAATGAGTCTTTTGAATGCGTTTTTCTTTTTTGGGAATAACTTCTCGCAGATTTCTACATAGGGTTGCATGTAGACTGCGGTTTTCTCTTCTTGATCTCCGGGGAGGTGACCAATGTCGCGACTGGCGACTGCCGATCGAACGATAACTACTTTTTCGTACTTGCTTTGTGGATCTAGAACTTCCTCTAATGCACGATATAGGGCTATGAATGTTTTGCCTGTACCGGCTGCTCCGTGCAGTAACATTGCTGTAGCACCTGCACTATACTGTGAAAAGAATTGTCCTTGTGTTTCAGTCATGGCTCCTATTGTTTTAAGGTCATTCAGTGATAACTTACACTGATTATTTTTTAGGGGTTGTCTAGCGTCATCATCATAATTCTCTTGCTCAACTACACGGAGAGTAGATTTACGTCTTGCCATTTGGAGTCCCTTTTAGTTTAAGAATAAGGCAAAGTACAGGGTTATGCCTCTGAATAAGTTGATAAGGAAATAACTTCAATTGAATTGGTTATCTTTTTAATGGTCTCCTTTGATTCGCGTGAGAGGAGAGTGCCGTCTATGCACTCGTGCATTCGATTAATAACAAAGACAGGGTCAAGTGTTCTCAAGTCACTTTTCATGTATTTCTTGTGACTGTCCTGATTTTCTCCTATATTGCAACATAGGAGAACAATTGATATCTCAGCCTCGGTGTACAGATTTATTCTGTAACCGGTCGGAGAAGGTGAATACTTCTTTGGAAAGTTAATGATATTGCTCATATCTCTATTTATGCGTCTTCCGCTTTTTCACTTAATAAATCGTATAACATTTTGCCATATATCTTGTGCAATTCTACTGTAGGATGTCCACCTGGATATCGCCAGCCGCCGCGTGGTTTACGCACCCTATTCTTACCTCTACCACTTTCATTACGGCTCACCCAATCATTGAACGGTTCAATGCCTGCGTCACACGGATCTAGATCTAGGCACATCTTCTTTATTAGTGAAATTTCTTTCCAATTCTTAATGTTCACCTCTGTACACTTAGAATTAATTGGATGATTGTAATCTCGCATCGCATTATAAGTTGTTGGTGTAAACATGGGAATGAAGAAACACGGTGCGCCAGCAGCCTTTACAAGAGTAAGTGCTGTGTATAGATCCCAGAAGTAATTGTGTAACATCTTATAGTCATTATAATGGTCTAACAATGACTGATCTAAATCTGCGCCCTGCATTGACGAAGATTTGCCGCCAAGTGGATCAAAAGCATGGACTCTATCAATTATTGTAGTACAAAAGAATACGGCATGATTTGGTTTTATCTTCTGTTTAATAATATCCATACAAAGTAAACTCTTTGCATATCCATTACAGGAGCCATATACCGAGTTGTTGGTATATTCTACGCCCATAAGATTGGCAAAGACTGCGGGAAAAGATTGTTCTTTATTCTTTGCCATTAGGGCATGCTTCATCGTTTCGTTGCTATAGTCGCCGCCCACTGGATCATTTATTTCATGTCCAGCTGCCATAGAACATCCATAAACATGAATATGGTTTATCTCTATTGGTCTATTTTGTCTGTAGATTATTTTAGGCATTTTGTATATTCTTTGTGTGCAACTTCTTCACCTGTTTTCTATTATGTATAAGAATCGACTTCATCTCTTTCAGCATGACTTCTAATTCTGGAATTGTTTTTTCTTTTATTTCGTCCACTATCTTCATAACCATCTCAAATCTTTTTCCTGAATTCTTCTCGAGGTCATATGATTCGTCCCAGAACTTACCGAATGTCTTAAAGCCCAACTTACGCAACAGTTTTAGTGTTCCTGGTGTGGATAACAAAATAAATGGACGTAACAGTAGTATGGGCTTCAAAGTTTTCTCTGACCAGAATGGTTCGTCAGTATCCCATAAAGTTTCAGCAACCAATGACAAGAAAGAATCAGACACAATTTTCATTGTATTCATTTGAGACATTCCAGTAATATCATGTTCTGATTTCTCGTCCCATGTAAGATCGGCAAAAGTGAATAGCATATACTTATCATTTAAGTTTTTCTGCATTTCTTCCGATAACAGTTGAAATGTGGGTAGAGTATCTGGCGTATTTGGATTTGATACCATACCGGAGAGATAACTCATCCATCGCATCTCACGCTGTCTAGGCTTATGGTAATGTGTTAACTTTACCAAATGAGGAGAATCAATCAAGTAGACACATGCAAGTAAACGGTGTACTTGTTGTCTTTTATTGGTACAACATACCTTGTACTGAAATCCAGCTTTAGTATTCTCTTCAATAATCTCATCCATATATTCTAAATTGGCATAATAAAATGTCATGGTAAAGATGTCATAATATCCATATTTCTTTGCTGGAATGTCAGTATAATGATCTAATGCACCATATTCACAATCGTATACATGATACGGTATATCAACACCACGAACAATGTCCGATATAGTTGAACCCTCGGGTGATTTAGTGCGATCCACTGCAACGCCTTTGGGTGCAGGCTTATCAATAAACCATCTTGTGTGGGCGTCATCATTGAAATATAGTACTTTCTTTGGATCAATATTAATGATATAGTCTATTACTTTATCTACGCCTTCAAAATAGTTATGTCCTTGCTGGCAGACTATCATAGTATCATCATCAAAGCCAATGCCTGCTTTCATAACATCATATATAGAATCTGGTTGAGGTTGAAGTGGATCTGGAGAACTCTCTGCATCCCAAGTATAGTGAAATGTTTCTTTTAGTTCTTGTTGATTATCCCAAAATATTACTTCCTTTCCTTGATAAACACATGATATGAAATTATAATTGTTAAACTCACTTTCCGGCTGTAATGCTTCTTTCATTCATGAATCCTAATATTTTTTTGCCCCATTTCTCATGCCCAAGTATCGAGGGATGACCGCACTTTAATTGATATGGATTTCTTTCTATATGTATCTTAGGCAGTTCTCTCTCAAAACATGCTAACTCCCAGTCGGCTGACCATCCTGAATTTCGGGCAATATTTTTCACTATATCTACATTGTCCTTGTGTAGATAATCATACTCCCACATTGGTATATCCAGTAAGAATTCATAGCCAGCTAAGTTAGCAAGATACTCCATATACGAAATGTCAACAGAATACTTCACTTCTACTGGTAGACTATCACCAAAAACTGAGAAATGGATTACTTTACATGGCAATCCTTCAATTTCCAAAATATATTTACTAAAGTTTTTCCGCAAAGTGTCGCTAGTAACTGTTTCAAAATATTCCAATCTCTTAGCTTTTAGCTCCATACTATCTTCTGGGTTGTAATGTACTTCAATTTTACAGTCATCTAGATTATCATAACCCCAGGAAATTCTTCCCGGAGATGACCAACCAACTATTATAAGGTCGTGGTCGTCAAAATATTGTCTTATGTTGCCGGCAATCTTTCTGTTACCCTTGCCATTAAGTCCCACATTAGTGACATTCCATTCTTTTGGCAGATAATTATCCCAAGTTTTATTGGATGGCACTCCATATCCCTCGGTCCAACTATCTCCTGCAACTAGTACTTTCATGTTTCATTCTCTAAGCATATCCAAAGTAGTGCAATGATGCCCACCACCTAATGTTCTGGCATGTCGCAAAGTCACACCAATAGTTTCTATATTTTTCTTCTCTAACTCGATTCTAAGCTCCTCATTCAGTGTATCACATATCACTGTTTGTGGATTAACAGAAAGTACATTCATACCTATGAAGTTGCTTGCATATGGATACTTATGAAATGATTGATTTCTTGGATTATGCATCCATATAATATCCCAGTTCTTCATATGTTTGGGTAGGTTTACTTTATCTATTCTTGTGCCGTTAACAATTGCTATTCCAGGAGCTACCGGCATTATAGTGCTATCTAAGTGAACACCACTGTAATGTGCATCCAGTATTTCGATATCATACTTTTTACCAAGGTTCTTCTGTAGCCATTTGCCTCCTTCAGAATTGCCAGTCTCACTTACAAGATACAATAGTTTACCATCACCTAAGCGAATAATATTAGCCGCATCGAACATTACATTGTGAGAACCACTAGGTGATTTAGGATAGATTATGTCATTGTCAATTAGATGTGACAATGCATCAAGTTCTCGCATTCGGGTTGGATACTTCATAGGAGCATCAACTACAATATCATCTATAACAAGAAGCCTATCTCTAGGGCAGTAATTGTACATACCGTCGAATGAAGCAAAGTCCAAATCTTTCGGGCGAAAGACCTCAACCCCACATAGTTTCAATACTTTAGAAAATATTTCTAGGTCTTCGTTCGCTTCATCAATGACAAACTGCTCAACTGGACCAGAAGGAACAGGAGAGTCTTCCCATAGTGTAGTCTTCTCAGTTTCCCGATAGATGGGACATTTACTCGGCCAGTGTGCATTAGTTGCAGTGCCAAGAATAACCTGCTTCAACTGATCATATTCATTACTGCTATATAGTTTCATAATCTCGTATTCTTATTTTATGTAAATCTGGATATAATTTTGCCTGGCTCTCACCTTCAAATGTAGATAGCATTTCTAATCCAGTTATAGCTTCCTCTATCGTCATCTTGTAATGATACCCTACTTGAAATTCACCCTGTGAATCCCATGGGCTAATCGACAAGTCTCTACCATCATATGTCATTCTCTTCAGTGCAAAGTAGTCATCATAGTTGTCTAGTAGAATAGCACCACCCCTGCCAATGGACAGTGGCTTATCATATCCAAAACTCAAACACTGCATCTGGGCTTTTCGATACATGTTAGGCTTTAAGATTCTCGCGCTATCCCACACATTTGTATGGAAGAATTGATACTCTCCTATCCACTCATGGGGCTGAAAGTATTGATACTTCAACTTCAACTTGTGAAAAAGCATGGGTATACTTATGTAAGTATTTGGCGTGAATATAACTGTGTCTTTGGGTCTGTTTAATCGAAAGCATAATTCTATTGCATGTGTGCAACAGTCAGTAGCGACAGCATATGGTGCTCCAGTGTACTCAGCAAGTGCCGATTCAAACTCGGTGATTGCTTCAAACATGACCGGTAATCTGTAGTGTGTATCGTGGTAATATTCCAAAGTTGCCAGCGGCATGTTCTTCGTCTGTCCACATTACTGCATCTCCTGCTTTCCACTTAGTTACTATCACTCCTTCCATATCAAGGTAGTGACCTCGTACACCATCTTCCAGAAACACCAATACTCTCGTAATATCAGATTTTGCCACACCAAATACATGTCTATAAGACGGGTACTCATCGACATGCTTGGGTAGATGTGCGCCTGGTATCATCATATAATATGCCATGCTGATATCTTTTAACCAAGGAAACTGCAATTTGATTTCGTTTGTATATGTGGGAAGTGGCTTATTGTTGGACTCATCATATAGTAATCCTGGTCCACCCTTGGGAGTGTAATCTAGTGATTTATGTTCGTCTGTCCAGCATACTGGAATATTAAAAAACCTTGACACCGTACTTCCTTTCAAAATCTTTACCATCTTCAACGGTGTTAACAATAGGCATGCCCTTAATATTCAAACTAGTATTCAATAGCATAGGACAACCTGTCTTTTCCTTCCATGCGGTCAAGAGTTTATACAGACCTGGGTTCTGATTCATAGTGACAGTCTGCACCCTACTTGTTCCGTCTTTGTGTACAATAGCGGGGTAGTCATCTGGTGTCAAGCATTTTACTATACGTTGCATATATGCCGATTGAAATCCTGGCTCAACTTCAAAGTAATCACCGACATCTTTTGCTCTTATCACAGGAGCAAATGGTCTGAATTCTTGTCTTTGTTTTATAGCATTGATGGCATCTTTTGTTTTGACGCCACGTGGGTCAGCAAACAAACTTCTGTTGCCCAATGCCCTTGGTCCGAACTCTGCTCTACCATTTGCAACTCCAACTACACCACATGTTGTCAATTCTTTTAGTGCCTCAACGACAGGATAATCACCTTGAATAAGATGTCCAAGATATGGTCCACTAAGATTTATATGTTTCTTTGTATGTGCAAGAATTGCACCCAGTGATGAGCCGGCATCACCAGGATTGGGCATAATCCAATGTCTCTTAAAGTATTTTGAAATTAGTCTGTTGCCTAAACAATTCAATGCACATCCACCCATGAATACTAAGTTATCAGCTTTAGTAAGATGTTTGGCTCTGGTTAATAAAGAAACAAAGTACTCTTCATATATTCTCTGAACGGCAGCGGCAACATCAAAGTAATCTGCTTCAGTTAACTCTGGTCGCCACCAACTGGCACCCTTATGAAAGTTTATGCCATCCGTACAGATATCTTTTAACTCTCTGTAAAATCTATGCGAATTGCCATATGCCGCCATACCCATAAGAATATACTCATCACAGTTTGGCTGTAAACCTATCTTGGCTGTAAACGCTGAATAGAATAATCCCAGTGAAGCAGGATAATTAGCTGACCATATCTTAACATCATTATTCCATATGCTTGTTGTTGTCCATTCACCTATAGCATCAATGACTAGTACAGCGCAATTATTAAAATCAAATGGTCGAGTATAGTACCCAGCGGCGTGGTGACTAGCATGATGATATCCCCATTTTATTGGTGCAGTAATCCCATACTTTGCGAGATACTTTTTCGGACTCAACCATATATTGTCTTGCCCAGCATATAGTTTTCTGGTTGCTTTCAAAATAGGGTTCTCGTACCAGTGTACCACTTCAGGTGAGCCGAAGGCGAGTGCCTCCCGTATTAGTTCAACATCTAGGTCTTTGTCATTCTTGACTTTGGAGTACCTCTCTGAGTGCGCGGCAAACACAACTCTATCAGAGCGCATTACCGTAATAGAAGCATCATGTGTACCTGCGCTAATTCCCCATCTAATCATATATAAAAGGATCTCTTTTCTTTAACTCTTCAATTCGTTTTTTATATTCGCGTTTCAACTTGCGTTTTAGGTACCAGGTCTTTACTTTATTCCACAACTTTTTCATTTGATCTCCTACCAATTTCTTCAAATATGGAGGTATCCGGAACTTTGGCTCTCTCAAAAAACAACTTATTATTATGTATCAACTTATACTCCACACTCTGAAAGCGTTCAAGTTTCTCTTCATGTCCAAGTGAACACCACATCCTCACTTGTTCTATGATAGCCGCAAATCTTTCTACCGGATCTTCTATGTCATCATATGACTCATCGAACATCTCAGGAAAGGTTAAGTATCCATGTTCTCTAAGCATCTTCAGACAACCAACCCCTGACATCAATATAAATGGATGATAGTTTATCATACATCGATAAGTCTTTTCTGTAATATACTTATAGTTTGCCGCGAAGACCGTCTCGGTGACGATAGACATAAATGTATCTGGATACAATCCCACCGGATAAGCATTCATTAATTCTCTATCAACTGCCTTATCAACATATTTTTTCACAAGCCTATTATTATCTATCATGTCCTTAAAATGTATGTAAGGTACACTGTCTTTCTGGTGACATTCCGTGTGTACTTCATCTATTGTTTGTAGATCGAGTTTAATAATATCACTACTGGAATCTTCATTTGTATTACTTTCTCCAATAAAACTAAACTTACTATTAGATAAAAGACCTAACCGGTCGAGTTCGGAATACAATGCAATTCGATGAGGTCTCTGGAGACGATTTAACGAAAGAAAATCATTCGTAGGAGTTCTGGCTGTGTAGTTGCTATGTTTATCTGTGTATGTGTCATCGTGTCGTATTTTAGTGATATGTTCAAATGAATGTGAAGTGAAGAATCCGGCAAACTTAAAACTTTTGCTTATCTCAGTTTTATTATATTCTTCTTCCATTTTTTCATTCGCACTGATAACATATACTTTGCTAATATCATTAGACTCTTGCTCTAACTTGATGTTCTGCCTTGTTGACTGTGCAATCATACCATATTGCTCAAGACGCGCTGCCATATGTGGCAGATAAATGTTTGCATTCCATGCTTCTCTGTTCATTAATATCACCAGGGTTAATCTACCCTCTTGAATTAAACGCATGGCAAGTGCGCTAATATCTTCTACAACTCGTCCTATTCCGTAATATAATGCGGGGATTAATTGATGTACGGAAATAACGTAGACATTAGTATCAGCTTCATTTACTGTTTTTTCAAAATCTGACATACTTTTTGGTTCGCCATTAAAGTCTTGTATAGCAACACATTTACTGAAGTATGATTCAACTGTACCTTCACGTAAATTACTGAAGATTGGTGCAGTCCTAAGAATTTCTGTGTACTCGGGTCTCCATGCATTTACTTGAAGATCGCTGTCGTACCACAAAACTAACTGTGATTTCATCTGGAATTCCCGTATGATATCACTGTGTATTCGTTGCTTCGATACGTTCTCCAAGGATCGAACACTGTTATATTTCCCTGGCGTTCCGGGATAACATCTGACTCATGTACTCTAACGATAACATCAGGACATTCATGCATGGGCACTATTGTTGCGCCGCCCTGTTTGACATAGTGCTGAACCAATAGACTATAGCTACCGTTCGTGTAAGGAACAAACGGTTTATATGAATCGGAGGTAAAGGCTATTTTATCACCGGACATGATTATAGCTTGTGCCATATTCTCTGCTTGTTTTTCGCGTGAATGCATCACTGCATCAAACAAGTCATAGCCTAGGTCAAGTTTTTTCGCCATGTGACGCAATGCAATATTGTCTCTGGGGTGGCATGCACCGCCGTCACCCATGCCGGCTTTCATATAAGATGGACCCATAATTCTCTGTGTGCTATCTCGCAGGGCTTCCGTCACAACATCAGTATTAATATTACCCTGTTTCTCAGCAACATCTTGTATCATGTTTACCATACTAATCTTTGCGCTAATGAATGTGTTGTAGAAAACTTTGATACATTCACACTCATCCCATGTACCCACAACAACACGAGGATCATTTTCCATGATGGTATAGTAGAATTCTTTTAGCTGTTTCGCATCGCCAGTTTCTGATCCATCTTCTGTGCCTATCATTATCATTTCTGGATTTACCATGTCCCAAGCAACAGTTCCCATAGCGATAAGATATGGATTGTATACGAATCGGGTGTTGGTTACAAGAGGCACAAACTGAGATCGAACCGTACCAGGAAGTACTGTACTAATAAGAACCAACAACTGATTCTCATGCATGAACCGGTTAGCTTCTGACACACATTCTATGACTGTAGTATAGTCAAAATCTTTTGGAGGCAGTAAAGCACTTGGTGAACTTCCATCATATGCTGTATCATGAGGAGTAGGAACAGCAATGAAAACAATGTCTCTATCCGAGACACACGACTCTATTGTCGCGCATTCAACTACAGAGGTATCTATCTTACTATTCACATCGTAGTAAACAACATCGTGTCCTTTATCTTGTATCACTTCGCCACATGGCTGACCAAGTTTACCAAAGCCAATAAATCCAATCTTCATATCACTTTCCTATTATCATTTTCATTTTAAACAGTCTCCAATACAATTGTAGTATTGTGAATGTCTTTCTCTCAGTGAACTATATTTATCAATGAATAATTCATGATTATATTGTAGTTTATCACGGACAGCATTGTATCTCTGTGCCTTTTCTTCTTCAGAATAAGAGGTCCATTTTTCAATTTCAGCAATGATAGCACAAAATCTTTCTTTCTTATCTTCTATTTTATCATATGACTCATCAAACATCTCAGGAAAAGTCTTATAACCTTCATCTCGTAAATAGTTCAATGTTCCTGGACATCCCATTATAATGATAGGATGAAAATTCGCAATAGGTTTATATACTTTCTCTGTTAACATGAAAGTTCTATTATATGGTAAACATATATCACCGTTGGCGGCATGATCGTATGCACTTTTTGTTATGCCAAATTGGGTTTCAGTGATTATACTAAAGTACGATTCTTTGAAATACTTAGAAGTGTAAGCCCTGTCATCTTCTCCCAACACCGAAGCATTCACATCTAACTGAACTACTTTTGACATTCTATCTTCATCATAATGCTTGAGAAAGTATTCTTTTTGTGACTCAAATTTGAAATAGCCCTCTGTAATCATTCTAGTTTGAAATTTCATTCCAGAAATAGAAGGACTGGGAGAATATCTCCACAGAAGACTGATAAAGTTATTTTGTAATCCCAGTCGTTGCAACTCCGATACTATTGCGATTCTATGTGGTCTCGCGGCTGCATTTAAACACATAAAGTCAGTAGTCTTCTCGCTTGCATGTGGCACTGACACCATAATTTCTTTTTCAATCAGATCAGCTTTATATCTTTTCTGTGGTAATAGTATTGGTTTTATATTTTCATAATCCATTCTTCCTGTTCTGGTTAAGAACTGTTCGGTATACATCGTTGCAAAATAATCTATACCAAGAACTTTTCTGAATTGAAACTTTTCTGTGATGTCTTTGTTTGCCGCAGACCACAACTGATAGTTTTGCTGTATATCTAGGTCAGCACAGGTAAGAACTATTTTGGCTTTTGTTAATCCATATGCAATGATTGTTTCCGTTAGTCTTCTGAACCACTGGTGTTCATCTGCACTAAACGCTTCACCGTCACATGATAACAATAGTGATAGTTTACCACTCTTAATTAATTCTTTAGCGTCATCAGATATATTGGCAATTATTTGTCCTATCTCATGGTAGCGTTGGTGAGGACCTGACCAAATATCAACAGGATAGATATTCACGTTTTCATCATTCTGCAATGCTTCAAGAGCCTCGACATTCTGCACATCGTATGCTTGCATGGGAAGTTTCAATCTATTCATCATGGTGCTGATGTTACAAATCGCTTCTATTGGTGCAGTTTTCAATGAGCAATTTGTGGGCATGAAAATCTCAGTCGGGGGAGAGGGAGATTGCTGAGTATTCTGAATAGCTTCACTGAATCTGTCATAGAAAAGATTAAATATTCTGGGCTTATAGTCATGTCTCTCGTATCTTCCCTTACCAGGAAAAACAATATCAGGAAACACGGGAAAGTCTTTATCGATAACAGACTCATCTGATACGCTTACGAGAGCCTCAAGTAGAGAAATTATTCTCTCTCCTTGTTCGTATGTCATCAGGCTTATTTCAACTGGATTACGCAATTACATCCCTCAAAATTTCTTCTACCATAACATTGATCTCTGGATAGAGTATACGCCAATCTGCCAGACGCTTCAAGACTTTGCCCCTTCCCCTTCTTTTATCCATTGCATCCAAGAAAGTTCTGAATGTTTTAATGTGTTTAAGTTGCACCCTATTATTATTTGTAAGTGCATCTACCATGCCTTGCAAGCATTCGCGCTGTTCTTTATCTGCCGGATCACTCAACTCATCGATTGCGTCCTGCACGTAAGGTGCTAACTTGTTACCGAAGACATATGGATCGAACATCTTAGGATTATTAATAGTGTTTGAACTCATATATAGACCAGTATTATATTCTGTTCTGAACTGATATATCTTTCTCATAAACTCAGCCATAGTAGGTAATGTCAGAGGACTTATGGTCATATGAATATTAACTTCGATTTTATGTTCTAGTGCTGTGCGTAGATTGGTTTCCCAGTTCTTTAAATTCATTCCATATCTGGCATATTCTGCTTGTGGT